ATTATTGTTGGTTTTCCGTTTGATGCACAACTTATTGATCAAATTAAAACATTTGCCAAGGACAGTCACGGAACAATGACATGGGATCGTAACAACAAATTATGGACAGCGGCATTGACGGAGTACAACCTAAGTTGGTTAGAGACTTGGGCAACGTTGAATCAATTTGAAATTGATTGTACTATAGTTGATATAATGATGCAAATTAAAGCAGTTGAGCAAACTGAATATAACATAGAATTGTATATTGATAATGATACACTTGATATACATAATTGTCCCAACACTCTTAAAGAGTATATTGATTCTACGCAGGGAGGATTTGTGTTAGATAATATATTACGTTTAGTAGATATAAGTTCGACTCTAGGGTATACCGTTGCTGGTAATATACGAGAAGTGATTATTAAAGAATATGGAGCCAGATTTTATCATTTGTTAACACATCGAGAAATTAAAATTAATCCCGGCACGTTATTGACTGGTAAAGATTTTGACAGCGTACTCGATTATGCCGAAACAATGGGACGGTGGCCTATTGTGGTATATGAACCTGACCTAAGTAACCGTATGCTGACAAAGTTGACTCAACGATATGGTGCTGAAAATCAGAGTAAATACATACATATAATTCGTCCTATACGCAATCTAGAACACATTCCAATATTGATTAGTAGTGCTGGTATGGTATTTGGAGGAGACAAACAATTGATGCTACAACGTGCCGAAAAGATTGTATATTGTGTTGAAGATGTTTATAATAAGAAATCACCAGGACGAGTAAAATTAATTGCGAGCTAAACTAATAATCCGAGATGAAGTAAATGTCAAGATAGAAGGTCTTGATCTATCCACACGTAAAAAACTTGTAGACAAATTCAAATTTGAAATCCCGGGTGCAAGATATCAACCTAGCGTTAGACTAGGTCGGTGGGATGGCAAGGTTGCATTTTTTCAATTGAGCGGTAGTAGCTATATTAACTTACTACCAGAAATATTACCCATATTAGAAGATCAAGGATATGATGTTGATATTGAAGACGCAAGAACTTATTCAACCAATTTTGAATTTGATCAAGTAGCCGAAGATAGTTTTGCTGATACAGTATGGCCCAAAAGCCATCCACGTGCTGGTGAACCAATCATGTTACGGGATTATCAAGTTGAGATACTTAATTGCTTCTTATCTAATCCACAAAGCGTACAGGAAATTGCAACTGGTGCTGGCAAAACTATTATGACTGCGGCATTGAGTAAAAGTGTTGAACCATATGGACGTAGTATTATTATTGTGCCCAACAAAAGTCTAGTAACACAAACAGAAGAAGATTACATTAACTTAGGATTGGATGTTGGTGTTTACTTTGGAGACCGTAAGGAGTTTGGTAAAACACATACTATATGTACTTGGCAAAGTTTAAACATATTGTTGAAGAACACCAAGAACTATGAAGCAGAAGTTACTATTGGCGACTTTATTGAGGGTGTGGTTTGTGTTATGGTAGATGAAGTGCATATGGCCAAAGCCGACGCACTTAAAACATTGTTAACTGGGGTATTTGCTCATGTGCCTATTCGTTGGGGACTAACTGGTACTATACCTAAAGAAAAATACGAGCACGTTAGTATATTTTGTAGCCTTGGCAACGTAGTAGGAAAACTAAGTGCCAGCGAACTACAAGAAGCTGGACATCTAGCCAATTGTCATGTGAATGTAGTACAGTTAATAGACCATGTTGAGTACTCAAACTATCAAACAGAACTTAAATACTTAACAGAAACACAAGGCAGGATTGATTATCTTGCTAATTTAATACAAACGGTTAATGAAACAGGCAATACATTGGTATTAGTAGATCGTATTGCCACAGGAAAATTATTAGCTGAGCGTCTAGGTGATCGAGCTGTATTTGTGTCGGGCTCAACCAAAGGCGCCGCACGAAAGGAAGAATATGATGAGTTTGCCATCTCTGATGATAAGATTGCTATTGCTACCTATGGCATTGCTGCTGTTGGCCTTAATATACCTAGGATATTTAATCTTGTGTTGCTTGAACCGGGTAAATCCTTTGTCCGTGTTATCCAGTCGATCGGTAGGGGTATACGGAAGGCGGAGGACAAAGACCATGTACAAATCTGGGACATAACCAGTACTTGTAAATTTGCAAAACGACATTTAACTAAACGTAAACAATTTTACAAAGAAGCCAACTATCCATTCACAGTAGAAAAAGCAGAATGGCAATGAAGATATATGTATGTGGCGACAGTTTTATGAGTCGTGATCCTGATCACCCCGGAGAACATTTCAGTGAATTAATGTCTTCTAAATTTGATATAGTAAATCTAGCACAAGGTGGCGTTGGAAATATTGATATTTGTTTTCAAATCAAATCGGCCATTGACAATCGAGCAGAATATGTTATAATAGGTAAAACAGACTCAGGAAGAACTGAAATGTTATATCCAATAGGGCAGGCAATCACAGGTATTATCAGTATAGAGCATTTTAGGGCAGGCCCCGACCAAAGATTTTTGTCAAGGACTTTATCTACATTGATGGGCGAAAATCAAGACATAACACATAATTTAACAAAAGAACAACAAAAAGCAGCTCAACTTTATTTTAAATACATGTTTGATATTACGCTAAAATGGAATATAGATTTTTGGGCTATAGGATATTGGTTAATGAAATTAAGAGAAAACAATATTAAATATTTTGTTATACCAGACTTTTTTTGTATATATGATTATGCTGTACAGTATCCGCACTCACCAAGATTGTTTCACACTGATTTAGCAACACAACAACAAGCAGCAGAACTATTAACTAAAGAAATAACACCATGAGAATATTAACACTGGATAATACAGCCTACGAAATGAATGACATTCCGGAGGAAATAGATGAAGTTAGATTTTGTGTATTAGATAACAGTGATCCCAAGGACCCTGATTATTTTTATATACCGTTAATATTTTTAGAGTCATTTAATAGTCCAGCACTGGTATTGCGTATTGGACCAAATACTATTCGTATGCCAGTGGATTGGCAAATACTAATTGGTGAGCCAGACTTTGGTGATCTAGAAGTAGTACCGTTAACTAGTATTAACGATCGTGGATTTAGTGTGTTTACATTTAATCCGTTAAAAAGTTTTAGACCAGAGTTTCATCCAGTGGAGATTGTTGACATTTATCAAGATGTTAAATGGTATTTTCCAAAATTAAAACCTGGACAAATGTTAGCGGTCCCTTTAACAGAAGGACATAATCCAATGTGTGCATACTTTATTAAAGACATCAGTAGACAAAGCGAAGTAGTGGATTATAGCAAAATTTGGTAAACAATGGAGTTGACATGAAAATTGGATTTAATTGTAGTAGTTTTGATCTGTTACATGCTGGACATGTAACAATGTTAAAAATGGAAAAACAACTTTGTGACTATCTTATTGTGGCGTTACAAACTGATCCTACTATAGATCGTCCGGGCATAAAAAATAAACCTATACAAAGTACCTACGAGCGTTATATACAATTACAAGCATGTCGGTATGTAGATGAAATTCTAGTATACGATACCGAATACGATCTTATGCAGTTGTTACAAACACAGACTATACATATACGCTTTTTAAGTGATGAATACATAGATCGAGACTTTACTGGACGACAATATTGCATAGATAATGATATAGAATTGCATTACCATAAACGTAGTCACAATTATAGCAGTAGCGAATTGCGATCTAGAACTGCACGACTAGAAGCAGAGAAGGCACTGGACCAGCCAACAGCACTACCACAATATAGTCCAGAATTAATCAATAATCCGCTTAAATATTGATTATGGGACATCTTAATGTAGGCGCAACTTATATCTATGAACGAAATGGTGAAGAAATTTACGCCAGAGAAGCTGGCCAAACAAATCGTGTACTAATTGGATATCAATATGAAGGTAAGACTGATCCAAGAACTGATGACGGTCGCCCATTGCATGAACACATGCAGGAAGAACAACTTTGGAATAAAATTCGTCGTACTGCTCGAACAAATCCTGTTTTACAATCAGAACTAGAACGTGTTATAATGTTGTATAACTTAATTAACAGTGAAAAGTAAAATATTATTAACATTTGGTGACAGTTGGCCGGCCGGAGCAAAGTTGGATGATAAGTCTTTGGCCTTTCCTAAGTTACTTGCTAATAAATTAGAAATAGAGTTGATGGATCTAAGTGAACCGGCAACTAGCATAGATCATGCAGTAATGGCTTTTTTGAATTTTTTAGAAAATACATATAAAGTTGACGCAACTTATACCGCATTATTTTGTTTAACAGATGTTAGTAGAGCAATGGCCTGGCGTAATGGTGATAATGAAATTCCTCCTAGGGATCAACTATGGGCACCAAATTGCTTTACACAAGAATTACAAATTAATAATATAGATCCTATGTCACAAACGTATTTTAAAAACATACATTCCACTAGATTAGAAAATTATACCTATCATAAGAATATTGTACTTTTAAAATTATTATGTGAGAAATATAGCATTCGAGACTTTTACGTTCATAATTTTTATGATCCTAATTTTGAATTTAAAATAGTTAATAAAGATAGAATATATCCACATACACTAACGCAACTACTTGATACTAAAATGTACAAAGAATATATTCCAACTCTAATTGCGCCAATAGAACAGGATAAATTAAAACGACCCATATGGGAAGAGCCTTTTGTGTTTATGAATCCAGATGGGCATCCAACTGAATTAGGGCACCAACGTATTGCAGAGGAATTGGCACAATGGATAAATTAAATATTGCAAATGAAATGGCTCGATTTGATCTTAAGGATCGAGACTTTTATGACGATCTTTCTGAAGAAGAACAAAAGAAGTTTAGTCCTTATTTGATGATACGGTGGGGAGCCGCAGTGGAAGGTCCGGCAGAATTGCAAGCCTATTACTTAATGAGCTGTAACGAAAACTTAAATAAAAATTTCTTTGACATTAACACTACACAGCATAAAAAGTTGCAATGGTTATTGGCAACAACAGTAAGTCCAGGTATGGGCAAACAGTATCACAAATGGTTAGCGGCAAAAAAGAAGGATACTGCTAATAACAAATCAGAAAAAATACTACGTGAACTGTATCCTAATGCCGCTCACGATGAAATTCAATTGATGGCAGATTTAAACGACAAAGCAGAACTTCGAGAATTGGCAAAGAAACATGGATGGGATGATCGTAGAATCAAAGAGTACCTATAAATGTCGCTATTGTGAGAAATCCTTTAGCAAGGAGTCGACCTTGGTGGTGCATCTCTGCGAACCCAAGCGTCGGTGGCAACAGGAAAAAGAAGTAGGAGTACAATTAGGACTTAAAGCATATTTAAGATTTTATGAAATAACACAGGGATCAGCAAAGTTAAAAAACTATGAAGACTTTGTTAAGAGTTCTTATTACAATGCCTTTATTAAGTTTGGTAGATACAGTCAAGATATACGCTGTATTAACTATACTAATTATCTAGAGTGGCTGTTACGAAACAACAAGAAAATAGATAATTGGTGTAGCGACAGACTTTATGAAGAATGGTTACCAGGATACTTACAAAAAGAAGCAGTACAAGATGCATTAGAACGAGCACTAAAGGAAATGCAAGATTATGCAGAAGCTAATACAGATCTTAAAAACGGTTTTACAGACTATTTTAGGTTTGGTCAACCTAATAGGATTCTCTTTCACATTACTAGCGGGAGGATTAGTCCTTGGGTTGTTTATAATTCCGAGAGTGGTGTGGCTTTTTTGGATGGACTGTCGGAAGAACAAATTCAAATAGTGTTGCCCTGGATTGATCCTGAGCATTGGCAACGTAAATTTACGGACTATATGGCCGATACTGAATGGGTCAAGGATATATTAAAAAAGGCTGGACTATGAAATTTAAAGGCGACATTGACATAGACTTCCCCAATAGAGATCAAGCATTGACCCTATTACAACATCATCCCGCAGGTATTGTACGTGATGGTAGATTAATTAAACACAATACTGGAGTTTATGTAACTGATATTCCAACAGATCCATTAACTGGTACATCCAGCATTGACTATCAGCAGGCCGAAGACCTTGGATATATGAAGTTAGATTTTTTAAATGTATCGTTATATACGCAGATAAAGAGTGAACAACATCTGACTGAATTACTTGCAAAAGAACCTGAATGGGATCGGCTATACGATCCTGACTTTTGTAGTCAGCTTATACATATTGGAAATCATTATGACTTACTAATTAAATGTCCAGAAGCAGTTAACAGTATACCACGAATGGCCATGTTCCTGGCTCTAATACGTCCTGGTAAACGACATTTGGTTGGAAAACCTTGGTCAGAAATTGCTCGTACTGTATGGGAATCTACTGACGAAGGATATATATTTAAGAAAAGCCACGCAGTGGCCTATGCACATCTTGTAGTAGTTAATATGAATTTATTGTAGTTTTTGGTAAACAAAATACAAACGATCATTGGCATCACGCTTGAATGTTAGTAATTTTAAATTATAAATGTCGGCAAATTCGTTAACTATTTCAAACGTCCAAGGGAATATTTCCACATATGGTCCTGTCTTGTGTGCTATGCCTGGATTAGCCCTTAGATAAAACTTTCCAGCTGGTGCCAACAAATTGACACAGTGAGCAAATCTTGCTTCAACTTCGTCTCGACTGTTAAAGTTAATAGATCCTAGTGCAATAATATGATCGTGTTTATGCTTTACACGGTATTCTAAAACATCAACTTCGTAGTCGGCGCAGTTGTTGTAAGGATCAATTCCAATCAGGTTAGGAATACGACCTTTAAAAGGATGATATCCGCAACCTACATCAAGTACCGCTTGCGGATTTTGTTTAGTTATTTCTTCAGCTAGGGCCCAACCAGTATAATCATAGTCGCCGGTCCTGGGCTTCCAAATTTCACTAAAGAATCTCAGGATGTAACGCTCGCTGAGATCATTGACTATATCTTTTAAAGAGCCTATATAATCACAAGGCAAACTGAGTTCAGTTTCGACTGCATCTTTAAATTTACGATAGCGAGCTGGAGTCCAGGGCAATTGATCTACTAGTGTGTTTATATTAATATCAAGATCTTGATATTTGGGCAAGGCAAATGCCATAGTTAAATTTTCTTGGATTAGATTAAAAATTTTAGTATTCATTGAATTTTTCTCATATTTGATAAATATTTTTGTAAAAAGTTAAAAAATTTTTACTCTTACAAAATTTTCTATAAGTATTTAACACAAAGGACAACTCAATGAAAAAATTACTAGCCATATTCCTATTAGTGCCAATTCTAGCATTTGCTTGGGAACCTCGACGACCAGTTACAGTTGTATTTCCAAATGGTCCCGGTGCTGGAAATGAAATCAGCTTTAGATTTGTAGCCAGCATAGTAGAAAAGAAAACTGGTGCCACGTTTGTAAGCGAATACAAACCTGGTGCAGATGGCAATATCGCCATGAATCATTTTGCCACTGTGCCTGCTGATGGGCATACTATTGCTGTACCGGCTTGCCAGAGCAACTGGGTGACTGGTGACATCTGGTACAGTAACATGATTCGATATGATGCTCAGGACTTTGAGCCCGTGGCCAATATTGCTCGTAGTCCACTAGCATTTTGGGCTCATCCCAGCAGTCCTATAAACACTCCACAAGAACTAGCAGAACTAATACACTCTCAAAAACGACCGGTCAATATTGCCATTGGTGGTGGCGGGCATCGACTGGCAATACAATATCTTGTTGATGCCTTACGGGTACCAGCCAATACGGTGTCAACTCCCATGTACAAAGGTCCAGCACAGGCCCTGCTAGATGTCCTAGGCGGTCATGTGGAATTTGGTGTGACTCCTGTCACAGTTGGATGGCCGCATGTGCAAGCTGGAAAACTAAAATTAATCGGTATCGCCAATGAACAACCGTTAAAAGGACTAGAACGTGCACCATTGATGCGTACAGTTGCTCCAGGCTTGTCCATACATGGCTGTTGGAATATCGTATTACCCAAAGGCACACCTGCTGATATACAGGCCTGGTATCGTGATCATTTTGTGCCGGCTATTAGAAGTGCCGAAGCCGGAGAAAAGTTTGCAGAAAACATGATGTTTATCACTCCTGCAGAACACACACCTGCGGGTGTTAGGGCCAGCATGGCTCGGTTACGAGAGGTGTGGCAACCGGTTGCTAGAAAGATAAAACCTGAATGAAATACAGTATCTATTGATTAATTTTACGAATTAAAGTAATTGATTTTCTTTTGCTACGTTTAGTGCTCATTTCTTTAAGACTTACGTAAGGACCCATTTTAATTTCTACGTCCTTACTATTCATAGTGCGTAGACATGTTTTAAACCCTACCCAGTCTGATTTTAAAAATACATTAATTGGTATTAATCGATTACTTTCCCACCACCAGGTATCCCCTAGTTGTAGAAAAATACGTTTGACTTCAGCGTCTTTAAGAAGCCCAAAGTCGTAAATTGTTGTAATAATTTCGTCTGAATTTTGTATAATACCAATGTAATCATTACCGCCATATGTTATATAGCTAATGAACGGGTATTGTGCGAGTAGTTGCTTGTAGTGGTCTTCCACGTTGTCCGATAAATATAGTTAATAAAGGTGATCAAAGTGATCGTTGTCAAAACATATTTATACCCAAATACAGCCGAGGTGCAGGTTTTTGACTCCTCGATATTTACTACAAGGAATCGCGTCGTGTACAGTCGTCCAATTAAAGTTTATCAAGGGATTGATAATCCCGTACAAGTTGTTGTAAAAAATCAAGATCAAAAAAGTGTTAATCTCACTGGATATACCATGCAAGCCGCAATACAAGATTCAACTAATGGTGTTACTATAGAAACGTATGCTGTGACATTTTCTGACATTACTAAAGGATTGGCCAACTTTACCTTAGACAGACTGACAATTAACACCTTGGAGCAACGTTTTTACAAACTGACGTTTAAAACAATTAAATCAAGCGATAATACTGAACAACCTATTTACATTGATGATAACTATGGTGTTCCGTTAGATTTAGAAGTATTACCTGCTTATTATGCAGATGCCGCTAGTGACTCTAGCGAAGTTATATTTGATGGTGGGATAATGTAATGACACAATACGCAAATGTAGGACATATTTTATTAAAACGTGGCAATACTGTACAAAGCAGTACATATACTGGACCTATAGGTGAACTAACACTTAATACAGATACAATTACTGTTAGTGTGCATAATAATGCTACCGCAGGTGGTGCTAAAACATTAGCCACTGTTCACGGTGCGTTAGGCAATGTTACTGCAAACTCTATGGTTATTAGTAGAACACTTACAGCCAATACTGGCTCAAACTCAACACTTAGAGTTACAGGTACAATTGGCTCCACGTTTGGTAGTAATACCAAAACTGGGCCAGCTGCCGCCTACAGTATGCTTGGAATACTTAGTGGCAGTGATCTTACTAAAACCAGTAATTATATGGCAGGTGTTCTTGGTGCATATAACATTACAGGAACTAATGCCAGCACTTTCCCCAAAGCAGGTGTTATTGGATTTATTGCCGATACAACGGTTACTGCTGATGCGGCTGTTATGGCCTATTTAGATGGCGATGGTGGTAACACTAGAGCCAGAGCTGGATTTGGTATTACTATGCAAAATACTACTCCATCTAGTGGCTTTGAATACGGTATGGATTTAAACATGGCCGATATAGATCCATCAGTTCCATACGTTCGTCCCTATAAAAAGGCCGAATGGCGTGTATCAAATGATGTGGTATTTTTAACCGGTGCTGGAGTCCCAACCAATGGTGACACCGGAGCTGGATTTGCTGGCCCGGGATCAATCTGTATTGATATTAGTGCTGGAAAAATGTATCTAAACGGTGGCACCAAAGCAGCTCCAGTTTGGAAAATAGTAACATCAGCCTAATTTGTTGACCTAGTCCAAAAATTCTGCTATACTAGTAGAAATGTTGAACTCTATTCAAGACGCAGTTAAATTATTATTGCCTGCAAAACGGAAAACCAATTCTACGTCTGGTTGGATTAGTTTTAATGCACCTTGTTGCCACCATAATGGTGAATCTGCAGACACACGTGGCCGTGGCGGATTTAATTTTGACCCCGATGGCTCTGTTGGATATCATTGTTTTAATTGTAATTTTATAACTGGATTCCAGCCTGGACGACACCTAACTTATAAATTTCGTAAGTTATTGTCCTGGTTAGGTGCAGATGATAACACAGTTAAACGGTTAGTTATAGATGCTATTCGTATACGAGAATTAGTATCACCCGAACAACGTATAGAAGCAGTAGTACAAGAAGCGATTGTATTTAAACCCCGACCGTTGCCTGAAGAAGCACAGACATTTCATACACTAAGTACATTTTACACATTAAACAATGATCAAGATGTACCACCAGAGTTTCATACCGCAGTAATATATTCAGCCACTAGAGGAATAGATCTTACTCGGTACGATTTATATTGGACGCCAGAACGACAGTACAATTTAAATAGACGACTTATTATTCCGTTTACTTGGCATAATGAAATTATTGGGTATACAGCTAGAGCAATAGATGATGGGGTAAAACCAAAGTACCATAACAGTCATGAGCCAGGATATGTGTTTAATGTAGATAAACAATTATCCACAAGTCAATTTGTTATTGTGGTCGAAGGGCCATTTGATGCTATGAGCATCAATGGTGTGGCTATATTAGGTAATGAGTGCAGTGAACAACAAGCAGACATTATTGACAGTTTAGGCCGTGAAGTTATTGTAGTACCAGATGCAGATCGTGCTGGAACAAAATTAGTAGATGCCGCATTAGAATACGGCTGGTCGGTTAGTTATCCAATTTGGCATCAGGATTGTAAAGATGCAGCATCTGCTGTTACCAAATACGGAAAGTTATTTGTGTTAAAAAGTATATTGGCCGGTAAGGAAACTGGCAGACTTAAAATTGAGTTATTAAAGAAGAAACTATATAATTAAACTATGAATCCTAAAAAGAAGTTTTTTTTATTTAAACAATCCAAACATTTTTGTGCCGTACCATGGAACCATTTAAAAATTCACACATCGGGAGAAGTAACCACATGTGTGAATGGGCTATACCAGTTAGGAAATGTACATGATAATTCATTCAATGAAATTTTATCTAATCCAATATTACATACAATTAAAAATAATGTAGTACAGGATTTGCCAGACATTAATTGTAAAAAATGTCAAACATTAGAAAACACAGAAGATTATTCATACAAATTTTTAAGAGATTTGTATAATCCCATGTTTATAAAATCTACAGCGGACTATGATAGTAATACAGATTTTGTTCTAAACGGGGTAGATTTACATTGGGGTAGTACTTGCAATTTAAAATGTATTACCTGTTGGGGAGAACAAAGCAGCTCAATTGCACAAGAATTAGGTGAACCAATTAGAACAGTATCTGCTGAGGCAGCAAATAGCACAATAGATTTTATAGTCAAGAATCAAATCACACTTAAAGAAATATATATGAGTGGCGGAGAGCCTACATTAATAAAACATAATCTTAATTTATTAAAACAACTACGCAAAGATTTAGACTTTACCATTCGAATAAACACCAATATGACTTTTATGGATAATAATCCAGTCATTAATGAATTAAAGAAATTTCCAAAAGTGTTATTTACGATCAGCGCCGACGCATTGACTAATAGATTTAACTATATTAGACGTGGCGCTGATTGGAAAAATTTTATATATAACTTAGAACAACTAAAAAAATTACATTTTGACTGGAGAGTTAATTCAGTGTTTTTTGTAGGCACAGCATTGCATTTAGCTAATACTCAAGAATTTTTTATGAATAATTTTGAAATTAACGATTTCACAATTAATCAAGTTGGTATGGGGCACGATAGTATTAGATGCCGCAATCTTCCAATCAATGTAAAAGAGTTGGTAACGGATAAATTACAAACACATAGAGAAAAATATAAACAAAATATAAATTTATATGGACAATTAACAAATTGTATGAACGAAGTTACGCAACCCACTGAAGAATCGTATATAGCATTCTTTGATGACATTGATAAGCGTGCCGGCACAAACTGGCGGCACATATTTACAGAACTCATATGAAAACAGCGTTACTTATTGGGTGTGGATCTAAATTTGGGTTAACTTTATTAAAAAATCTATTAGATCAAAATTGGACAATATATTCTATTTCTGGGACATCCGTTGACATTCAATCACACAATTTATATCAAAAGATTGTTGACTGGGACAATTTCAATGTTGGGATTATAGAGAAATTTTTAAAAAATTGTCCAAAGATGGATTTAATCTTTTTTAATCAAAATTCATCAGCATTAGATAAAGATTATTTTACAAAAAATTATTATTCCACTTTGGAATTATGGAAACAAGAAAAAACATGGTCACAATCTTATTTTGTTAGTTGCATTTTGCCATTCCATATTATTCATTCCTTAGGCGACCGGTGTGATAACAATACCAAAGTTGGGTGGATGTTATCAACTTACATTTATAACCATACAAATATTAGTAACGCTGATTACATAGGCAATAAGTACCAAAACTATTTAATAATGAAAAACTTTAGCCAAGTACATCCATCATGTTTTATTGGTATCAATCCCGATACTTTAAGTGAAACAGGCACAATAGATAATATAAAAAAGTTAATAACATTTATTGAAAATGCAACAACGGTGATTTCTGGTAAAGTAATAAAATTTGATGCATCCGAAGATGACAACTTTCAACAATTTATTAATTGAGATATTATTAAATATACTGTATAATTAAACTATGACAAAAGAATATTCAACCGATTTACAAAGATTGTTTTTAGAAATGATGTTAACCGACGCACAAAGTTATGTGCGAGTACAAAACATTTATAATCCTGAAAACTTTGATCGCAGTCTTAGAGCTGTGGCAGAGTTTGTGAAAACACACAGTGAAGATCATAAGACCCTTCCTACATTTGAACAGATCAAAGCCACAACTGGAGTAGATCTTAAAGCAGTTCCAGACCTTGTTGATGGCCACTATAATTGGTTTATGCAGGAATTTGAAGGTTTTAGTCGACGTATGGAATTAGAACGTGCTATTTTAAAAGCGGCAGACTTATTAGAAAAAGGTGACTACGATCCTGTAGAAAAATTGATTAAAGATGCAGTACAGATTAGTTTAACTAAAGACATGGGCACTGATTACTTTGCTGATCCGAGAGCACGTATTGACAAATACTTTAACAGTGGTGGGCAAGTAAGCACAGGTTGGCCCACTATGGATAAGATACTGTATGGTGGTATGAGCCGCGGCGAACTCAATATCTTTGCTGGCGGATCGGGCTCGGGTAAGAGTCTTGTTATGATGAACATTGCTCTTAGTTGGTTACAAGCAGGACTCAGTGGGGTGTATGTTACATTGGAACTCAGTGAAGAATTATGTAGTTTGCGTACAGATGCTATGCTTACAGGTATGGGAACCAAGGACATTCGCAAAGATGTTGACACTACCGAACTTAAAGTTCGTATGGTATCTAAAAAAGCTGGACAGTATAGAGTAAAAGCATTTCCAGCACAGAGCACAATTAATGATATTAGAGCATACTTAAAAGAAGTGCAAATACAAACAGGGATCAAAGTTGATTTTGTTATGGTTGATTACTTAGACTTATTAATGCCAGTAAGTGTTAAAGTTAATCCCAATGACCAGTTTATTAAAGACAAATACGTAGCAGAAGAACTGCGTAACATAGCACAAGAATTAAATGTGTTATTGGTTACAGCAAGTCAGTTAAATCGTAGTGCTGTAGAAGAAATTGAGTTTGATCATAGTCATATTGCTGGTGGTATTAGTAAGATTAATACTGCGGATAACGTATTTGGTATTTTTACAAGTCGTGCTATGAAAGAACGTGGGCGGTATCAAATACAATGTATGAAATCTCGTAGTAGTACTGGAGTTGGTATGAAGATTGATTTAGAATACAATATAGAAACTATGCGTATTACTGATCCAGGGCCCGAAGGGCAAGAAGGGTATTTACAAGCAGGGGGTCCGCCCAAAGTTACTAGTATTATGAATCAAATTAAAGCCAGTACAACAGTAAATCAATTTGATGTAAAAGCCAAAGATGGGTTCAATCTAGAAAGAGATGCTGGGCCACCTCCAGGGAGTAGTCTTGAAAGCAATAAGTTAAAACAGATGCTTGCTGGATTAAAAAGTAAAACCGATTAACTCACAAAATTCTGGCAGGTAGTTAACCATACAAATACCTTTTACTTCATCTTGTTTTTTGATTATTTTTAAAAATCTAGTAAAATCGTAATTGTCTTTGTCAGTGTGAGTGCCTATAAAAAATTCTAAATCCTGTGATCGGCCACGTTTGCGAAATATTTCTTCTTTAACTGATTTGGGTAAAGCCCCGGGCCTAAAGTATGTGGGGTTAATAACGGGATTATAATGATAATTTAACTTTTGTTCTTTAAACCAGCTAATAGTCTCATGATGATAAAGCACATTCATATTACTAGTAGTACTACTAACACTAACATTATCTGTAATAGTTCTAAAAAATTCTAAGTTTTCTAATAGAGTATCCCATGACAATGGATATCTTAGGTATTCAAATATTGGGCCCACTCCGTCAATACTGACATTAAAATTTATATTTTTAAATTTTTTAAGTAGCTCTTTGTTATTATCACTTATATTAACTGATCCATTGGTTGTGACTGCAATAAAACATTTAGTGTTATTATTTTTAATTAATTGTTCAAGAATATAAAAATTTAACTTTTCATATAAAGGTTCGCCACCAACAAAATTTAACATGACTAACTCTTTAAAATTAAGATTTTCGTGAATGTCAGTCTTAGTCATGGATTTTATGGGTAGTGCAGTTAGATTCATTTTCTTTTCTAATGGTCCCCATGCACTTGATGGTCCAGAATTACAAGTAACACAAGTAGAATTACAAGTGTTACTTGTAACATTTTTTACCATTATGGTTTTATATTTTCCTTGTATAACATCCTCTTCGATATATCTAAGGTCTTTATCCCAGTAAAAATCTAAAGCAGAGTTTTTAAGTTTACGATCACTAATTAGCCCAGCATCTTCTAGGTTCCAACACGCTGAGCAAAACGGTGATCTTTCCTGATTCAGGATGCTACTTTTTATGGATTCTATGTTATAATTCTTAGGTAGTAAACAACAATGAGTTCCATATCGACGGTCAGTAGAATATTCGTACCCAAAAAACGGTAGAACACAAAAATAATTATTCATACGATTATTTAAGCTGACTTAACTTATACATAAATTAAATTATACATACTAAATATAACTAAATTGGAGTGAAATTTTGCAAAAGAGAGCCCGCAGTATACTTGATGAATTAGATAGTATGCTAGTACACAAGGATCGTGAGAATCTTGTGGAAAGCCGCGCTAGTAATGTTATTGCTGGCGCAATTAATCTAATCAAATATATTCGTGAAAACTATGATCCTGTGCAGTCCGATGAGCTCGAACGTCGATTAATTAACAGTATACGCACTCAAGAGCCAGAGAAATTTACTCGCGGAGTTAGGAGAATGCGTAGTGAAAATAAATGATATAGTTAACGAAGGTGTTGCATCGGGGTTTCTTCGTGGAGTTGGAGCAGCAGATACTGCAAACGCTGCAGACCGTTATAGTGATGCCCAGAGAAGAAACAACGCCCAAGGGCCAGACACTATGTCAACTGCTGATACTCGTGCCAGTATAGCAAAAAACATGCCAAGCGATTTTATGCAACAGTTTAATCTCATTGACCCAGATTTAGGTATTGTAAAATATGGTAATACACAGTTCCAACGTGACGACAATGGCAAGTGGATTGATTATAGGACTGGTAAGCCTGCTCCTGGACGATTTATCCCTGCGTTAGATTCTACTAGCCCTCCAACAGTCCCGGGCGCCAAGACACCAAAATCAAACAATGGCTCAACTGTACCAGACTACAGCATTAAACGTAAAACAGTTCCTACATCTCCGGCTGTGCTTAAACCAAACCCAGCTAGATCAGCACCAACACCATCTCCAGTGGCTGCAAATATCCCATCCGCGGATACAGCAGCAACTACTACAGATACTATAGAAACATTGCCGGACGGTAGTGTTAAATTGACTGACAAAAAAGGGCAAGCCTGGACTAAATCCACAACAGCACCTGGTTGGAAAGGTCCCGGGGGAGTATATATTCAAGGTGGTGCAGATTATGATGCACTTGAAAAAGTTGCCGCAGAATTGCAAACACAACAACCAAAAAAAACATCTAGTCTAATAGATCCAAAAACTGGACAACCATTTGTATACGAAAGTATTGATCTTGCACAAGTTCTTTGGAATAAAATGAAAAGTAAACAATAATGTATTATCTATTTGAAGGCGGCAACGCAATACCTACAAGTAGTCCCGTAAACCAGGAAGATGTTCCGCAGGTTATTGCTATTGCTAGACGTGAAATGCCACAACCATTATTAAAAAATTTACAAGCAGACATTGGTAGTGCAGGATATAAACAAGTACCCAGTGGCGATATTGACCTAATGGTTGAAGCACAAGATACAGTAGATTTATTTCAAACACAAGATAATCCCAAGGATCCAGTATTAGCCGCCAAGAAAGCAATGCAGACATGGTTTGCAGCCAAGGGTATTGAAGCTAATGTCAATGGACGTAATGTTAGTATCGGAATAAAATATAAAGCCAAAAACGGCAAGCCAGGATATGCTCAAGTTGACCTAATGGTTATACACGATGCCGCTATAGTTGCACCTTGGCATCAACACGGTCCACGTGGTATGTATAAAGATGCTGGCTTTAAGGGACAACAGAACTTTCTTCTAATGGCCAGTATTGCTAAACATCTTAACTTAAAGTTTGATCCATTTGGTGCAAAATTAATTAATCGTGACACTAATGCAGTTGTTGGCCGTACACGTAAAGAAGTTGCTAAGATCTTACTTGGCCCAAAAGCAAAAGAAGATTCGTTAAACAGCGTTGGTACTATGCTAGCCGCCTTAGAAAACGATCCCGATCGAGAAGGTAAGTTAGCACAGGCTCGACAAGATCAAGCTAAAGGATTGTTGACACTTCCTGAAGCTGCACCTACTCCGGGCACAGCCGCCTGGTTTAGAAAAATGGGACACGTTGTATGAATTTAGATTTTATACAAACACTAATGGAAGCCGACGAAGGCCCACGTATTGTTCATCCCGAAGATACTATATTTGATGGATCTGCTCGAGCTGGGCAATATGTGGAAGCATTGAAAGAAGTGATAAAAAATCCCGGTAGTGTTAGTATTAAATGGGATGGCGGAATAGCATTAGTATTTGGTCGTAAGGCATCTGGAGAATTCTTTTGTGCTGACAAATATATGCCTAACAAAGGTGTATTTCCAACAAGTCCAGAACAATGGATAGAGTATGATCGTGGTCGTGGTGCTAACCGTAATGACCTATATGCTAAAATTCAAACTGTGTGGGCCGGTTTAGAAGCCGCAGTAAAAGATCGTGCTACTTATAAAGGTGATTTAATGCACGTGGGTAAATTGCCTTTAGTAAATGGTATGTATGAATTTACTCCCACAACAGTAAAATATCGTATTCCTCCTAATAGTGCAATTGGACAATTAATTAAAGGCAAAGTTGGTGTGTTAGTTGTACATCAACGCGAAGGCCAGCCTTGGGACGGACAAACAGGATTAGCCAATGGTGGCAACGTAGCAATTTTAAATCCTACTGCTGGAATTAAATTTCAAATAAATGATCCTGTACAACTAACTACAGGTGCAACACGAGTAGTAACACAGTATGGAGCTGTAGTTGATAAATTCTTTGCTGGTATAGACGGTGTTGCTAAAGCTGCAATTAAAAAGTATTTTAATCAGAAAATTACAGGTCAAACTAAAGAAGATATTGTTGAATGGCTACAACACAATGTTAGTGGCAAACAATTTAAACTACTAGTAGGCGAAAATCAAGGCGGATACTTATATAGGAATCAGCAAGGATACGAAGCATTAAAAGCAGTATGGAATGCAATATATCAATTAAAAGTTGGACTAGCATCTCAGCTAGAACAACAGGTAACAGGATTTGAACAATGGACTGGTGGACAAAAAGCCGGCGAAGGCTTTGTGGTAAATACTAGTCAAGGACTAATAAAATTAGTAAATCGTGGTGTATTTGGTCAAGCACACTTTAACAAATAAGCTATAACATACCAATTTTTTCCAAATAGTATAAATAATTACATGCGGGAACGCACATTTAATTAAGGAGATTTAAAATGGCAATTCAGACAAGATACGCTGGTGATTCACAAGCCGTAAAAAACGTTGGTGTAACAACAACAAATGCAAACGCAATTCCAGTATTTACTGGTATCGCTGGCCCAATCACAGCTTATAAATTAGGTAGTTTTGGTATTACAGCTAACTTAGCTGCAGAACAGATTACTGGTGGCGCTGTTGAAACAATGTTACGTGTAATTTCTGGTAACGCTACAATATTAGGTTATCAATGTGACGTAGCTGGTGCTTCAGCACAGTTAAGCGTTCTAGTAGAACGTACTAGCTGGACAGATGCAACATTGACAACAGCTATTGTTGCTCTAGCAGGTGGTGTTGCTGCTGGTGCTAACATTGGTGCTGCTGCTAACATTTGGATTATGCCTACAGCAACAACTGTAACAAGTACAGGCGGTATCAAATTAGCTTAATAGTTTAATAACTATAAACAAACGAGGCACTCTTTGTAGTGCCTTTTTTGTGGCCGCTAAATACTAATACTATGTCAGCATCAAATTTACACGTCTATATTGGTTATACCTTAGTTGACATTACACGAACGGGGGTAACTCGTGATTCCATTGGCGGAGAGTTAGAACGAAATCAACATCGTAATTGGGAAACATTAATTCAATGCATTGGATTACGTACTCAACCACATCATATAAATGGCCCCGAATCTTATCTAGTAGAAAATATCAGCAGTTTAAAGTTTGGTGATTTTTATTCAGGAAGACCACAACAAGTTTGGACATGGTCTTGGGCAGTAGAACCAGCTGGCATCTATGAAGTTCCACCAGAACCACTGGGCGGACTTATGCAAGATTTTGAACAAGTTCCTATTATTGCTGGGCTAACAGAAACAGCACGTTTTATGTTGCCCATTTTCTATCCTTACGGTGCTATTAGAAATATATACTTTGAACGGTATCTTGGCAAAGTATAAATAATACTTGATGCTACAGCACCATTAAGGCTCACTATTAAGGCACATTTAGGCTCACCCAAACCGCATCGCTTAACAGGAAAGCGAAGAGACACAATGTCCTCTACAGAAATAGAAAAGAAAAGCCTTGAGGCGCACGTAGAATTATGTGCTGAAAGGTATGCGAACTTGGATAATAAACTTTCCAATCTTGAAACTCGTATGGACAAGTTAGAAGGTCATATTGTTGACATAAAAGACAGTCTATCGGGGAATGATAGTGGACACTACAAAACTCTAATCACTGTAGGAACAACCATATTAGGTGTATTAATCGCAGGATTAATTACAGTAATAGTTAACTTAGTAAAATGAAAATAGTAGAACTACTCAACAATGTGCAAATAGCCATTACTAATGAGCAAGCAGATCTGCTGGGTCGATTTGACCTAGAAAATGATGTATCAAAAGATGCTTTCAATGAAAGAGAGCAAGTAATAGCAAATCAACTAGTGATGCAGGATATCCTACATCGCGGTAATAATAATGGCACGATCACGTACAAGAAAAAAATCCAGTAGTAAAATAACCAGCCCTGAAATTAAACAAATAGCTACTATTGCTACTGATTATATCAAGCATTGGACCATGCTTGAGCTCAGCAAACTACAACAAGCAAATCAAATTCCTATTTGTATACCAACTGCAAGTGGATACCGCATTGGGGTATATTTGTTAACAATAAAATCAGACAATGCCTGCGAACTTTATAATGCCTACCACGAATTGATGCACGTTTTTGAAAGCAAAATTAGTGCAGTACTATATACAATATACATTATAAAACAAAAATATTCATTTGCTGATGAAATATTAGTGTTAGACAAACAAATAAATAAATCATATATAGAATCTTTAATATTACAACGAACTATAGATCGAGCAAGATTAAATAAGCTATATGATATAGTAGATATTAGGCAATCTAGACTAGACATTTCACAACGGCAACTAACACAGGCTCGCAATGAAATGGCAACAATATATAAAAGAGCCAAGATTAACCGAGTTTGGGAATAGCTAAAGAATTAAAAAACTATTTGATAGACTAAATACATGATACAGTTTGGGAATAAAAACTATGAGACTCTCTGAAATGCACACAGCAGTAACACCACAAAAGATTAATAAAGTCATGGAAAGCCGATTTGGGTTTACTATTGATTATGATAACTTAACTTATGCTAAAGCACAGCGTTTAAGCAAAGCCTTAAACGAAAACATCGGTGCCATTAAGCGTAGTTTTGGTGCCCACACCGCTGAAAAGAATGCCAAGTACATGGAATTAATGTTAGTTAAAGAAGGCATTGATCGTTGGTTAAACAGCGAACAAGGATTGTTTGAATCTGAAATGGGTCGTAGCGAAGCAGTACTAGCCGCCAAAGACATTGTTGACAGCGTTCAAGACATGTTAGAAAAAATTAGCAAAATTCAAAATGAACAAGTACCTGCATTAATTGACACTATTCGTGATCAAATTGGTGGTGAACAAGCAGAGCAGTTTAAAACAACTATCAGCCCATGCTTAACAGAATTATATACTGCATTAAGTAGCGCACGTGAAACATCTGATACTAGTGTACGTGCATTAGCAGGAGAAGAAGTTGCAAATACAATGGATATGGGCTTAGGTGGTGATCAATTACCTTCTATGGCTGACACTGGAATGGGCGATGCTGGTCTTGATGCTGGCAGTGATTTTGATAGCGACATGCCTCCAGCAGATGACGCCTTTGGTGCAACTGACTCGGCAGTAGGTGGCCAAGAAGAACTAGGACGTGAACGTCGTTAATATGCGTATTCGCGATATTATACTTGAAGATTTAGATCAGCCCGACATTAACAATAATGATAAGGCTGATGCTCACGGTTACAATGACATTATGAATGCTCTTGTAACTACACAGTCCCAATTAGCATTTACTCATGCAATTCCTAGAGAAGAAACAAGCCAGATTGTTAATATGGTTAACTCGGTGCGTGGCGACAATTCATTTCGTTGGACAGATTTAAATGATGCAATCAAATCTGGACAATTTAAAGATGTAGTGGAAAAAATTGAACCAGATGACAAAACTGGTATAAACTATGTTTACTTTGTTACACCCGACACACAAGTATCAGCAGACGCTGCTGGTCAAAACGCTGGTGGTGTTGGGTTTAGTGCAAACAACTCCGACAAAGTAGTAAGCCAAATGGCCAAACGTGCAGCCGGCACTTAACCAAAAATCCATTGACATATCACAATAAATATTGTATACTATACAATAGGAACTATTGACATGAAGAAAAATATTATAGCAGTATTATTACTAGCATCGGGATTAGCACAAGCACACGACAATTGGATCAGCCAAGCTGGACCGGTGGTTAACTCTACTGGCTTATGCTGGAGAGACAGTGCTTGGACTCCAGCCACTGCGGCACCTGAGTGTGATGGTGCTCTTAAGCCTGTGACAAAACCTGCATCTGTTGTGACACCACCTGCAAAACCAGTACAACTACAGCCTACAAAACCTGTAGCACAAGTGGCTAAGGTAACCTACGCGGCAAAAT